AAAAAGGTATCTTCTTCAACTAAAACAAAGCCTAAAAAAGGAAACGACAACAAAGGGCATTAAAATGGCTGTAGTGAAGCCGAATGCTGACGGGTGGCTATGGGTCTATGATAAGCCAAATTGGTCAGCAAAGCACAAAAAAGTAAAGCCGGGTGAAGCATTTACGATTGATAAGACCGTTACGGTAAATGGGGCAAAAATGTATAAGCTTAAATCAGGTCTTTATATCACAGCAGCCACGAAATATGTTCAGGTAAAACAAAAGTAAAATGAAAAGCCCTTCCTTATCGGAGGGGCTTTTTTTGTTTGTCGTAAATTACATACTTTATAACTATGGAAATTACTGTATATTTCAAGTTATGCTTTATTTGGAATTCACAAAGGGGGAGGGTACGATTTTGAACAAAAAGTGGATATCTAGAATTTCTTTATCCATTGTAGCTGCGTTGGGTATTTCCTGTACGCTTGGAGAGTTTGCAGATGCAAAAACTAATCAGTCACAATATGTGCAACAAAATGAAACAGCAGAATCTTTCACCAAGAATGATCCTGAATTATATCAAGGCGCTTTAGACCTTGGCCTATCTGACAAGGACATCTTTAAAATCGACAGTCTTTTCGACAAAGAAGATAAAGCCACAGTGCAAAACGTATTTCTTGTAGCGATGGGGATAATTACAGGCATGGCGGCGGTTGTCGGCACAGGTTATGGGGCTGGCCGTTATATTGCAAAGCAGCTACATAAACGCAAACAGCTTAGTAAGAAATATTACAAAAAACATAGATGGAAATTCAGAGCCGCGCTGGTACCAGTCATCGGTATTGCTGCGACATTTGGCTTTGATGACTACTACATGGACATATGATTATGTTTGAATATATTTTGATTTTACTCATTTTAGCAACTTTGTTACTGACAGTCGTCGAGGTTTCTAAAATCAAACGAGAAAATAAATCCCTCAGAAACGAGATAGAAGACATAAAGAAAAACATCAACAAATGAAACTTGTTGGCCGTCCACCTGGGCGGCTTTTTTATATTACTTGAACTTCCACTCATTCTTCTCTTTATTCCATTCTAATTCATTTCTTGTGATAAGGTTTTTAACAGCCTTACGGATCGTCGGCTCATCCCTACCCGTTTTCCGTTTAAGCTCATCTATTGATGGGTTCTTGCGAAACCGGCTCATATTATAGATGATTCGGTAAAGCTTCCTTTCAAGATCGGTCACGTCTTATCCTCCTAAAAAGAATATATGTTCGATTATAAATGTAAATAAAATCCCCTTCAAGGCGATTTGGAGGGGATATAATAATTTAAAGATATTAAACCAAAGAATTTATTTTGGTTCAATATTTAATATTAATGACATACCTGGGATTTTAGTAAACTGAATCGAGTAATCACCGTCAATTATACTAAGAGACTCTTTATCGTTGTTTGAAAAATCATTTAAGTGTTCAAAGTCAATACCTAGTATATGAAGCACAGCTAATGTATTTCTCATTCCTTGTTCAGATGATATATTTCCTGATCCGGTTGTAAATATGTTCAGGCGAAAGAAGTTTTTATCTAAATCATGCCATGCTTGCAGGTTAAAAGTGCCGCCAAAGTCATCAAGTTGCATTAATAAATCTTTTGTGTAAACTTGACCTCCTGCTACATCAGAGAGTTTATAATCTCCGATTTCATCAAAGTTAATTTTTTCATTATCAAAAGATAAAGCTACTTCGTTATATGCGTTCACGAATTCATCAATTGTGAAATTAAAGTTTTTCTGTGTATTATCAACGTCATCAGTTTCACTATTTTCTTCAATCTCAATGGCCTCAGAATCTTTTTCTTTTGAAGTTGTATTGTTACTGCTACATGCACTTAATGTAGCAATACTTATTATAAGTATGAAAAAAAGCAAAACACGTTTCAATTTAAACCCTCCAAAACAAATAATTACCAAATAAGTCTACCATATTATCGAACAGGAAAGTGGGGTAATAATGTTTTTTCCAAATTAAGAATATTACGGTAATGATGGTCGGGATGTTATAATTTAGTAAGAACAATTCACAATTGGGGTGTGTTATATGCATTTCCGCAAAGAATCAGTTGAAGAAATCATCAAATATGACGATTACCCTTATAAAGTCTATACAAGGGTTTCGACAGACCGAGACGAGCAAATAAGTTCTAAGGAAAACCAAATTGACGTTTGTCGATATTGGATCGAGCAACACAACTATGAATGGGATGACCGTTCTGTTTTGTTAGACGATGGTATCAGCGGAACCGTCCTTGAAGATAGGGCAGCAATGAAATACATTTTTTCATTGGCTGAAAAGAAAGAAATAAAAATGGTTATTTTTAAATCCATTACACGTCTTGCCAGGGATTTGAAAGATGCCCTCTATATTAGAGAGATTTTAGTATCTAACGGTGTCCGTGTCGTGACGCTTGAAGAAGATTATGATAGCCTGTACGAAAGCAAAGCTTCGATGAAATTTGAAATGTCGGCCCTTTTTGCAGAGCAGTTACCTAAATCTATGTCCGTAAACATAAGCGGAGTACTTGCAGCAAAGGCCAGACGAGGAGAGCACTCTGGAAGAATACCGTATGGTTATATGAAAGAGGGGAAATACCTCGTTATTAATGAAAATGAAGCAGAAGTCATAAGGTTGATCTTCCATTTATATAACAACGAGGGATTAGGCCAAAAGAGAGTTACATACGCTTTGCAGGAGAAGTGTAAAGCTGGTGAAATACCTCCGCCCAGGAAAAGAAGTAACTGGCAGCTCACAACGGTACAGACAATTTTAAAAAACCCTATCTATTGTGGAGTTCACATTGCTAATAGACATACGACGATAAAGGTAGATGGACGAAAGAAATTCATTAGAAATCCGCCTGAAAAATGGACTGTTTATGAAGATTTCTGCCCGCCAATTGTTTCTAGAGAAGATTGGGAAAAAGCTAACAATAAACAAACAGTCAATAAAAAGAGAAAATTCACACCTTGGAATGAGTTGAGAAAGTTAATTATTTGTGGGAAATGTGGATCTAAAATGGTGATCATCCAAACTCATCGAGACAAGAAAAATGGAGAGCGGACTTATTGGAAATACCTAAAATGTAGTAATTTCAGAAGGGCCGGGAAAGATGGATGTGTGAATCATGTTCCGATCAAATATGAAGAACTTCGAGATTTTGTGGTTGAAAATCTCATTACATTTTCAGAGGGCATTTCACACGACTTTAAGAAAAATGCTCTTGAACAAAAGGAAAGACAAATTAAAGCCATAAAGGCAGAATTGAAATCTTTAGAGACACAAAACAAAAGGTTGTTAGAACTGTATTTAGAAGATCAAATGATTACAAAAGCCGAATTTCAAACTAAACGGAACGACATTCAGGCCAAAATAACAAATCTTGAACAGAGTTTATTTTCGTTGCAACATGTACAAAATGAGAAGAATTCAATCATCGAAATGAAAGCAGTCATTCAAGAACTTGAAGATAGAGAAAAAGATTTAAAACATGTGTTTGAAAAGCTGATCGATCGTATCGTAATTGATCCAAATGGGAAAATAAACATCTATTACAGATTCAAATGACAGCACGGATAAAGATTTGCAAAAGGTACGCTTAGCAAATGCTAAGCAAACCTTTTGCAAATTAAACCTTTAATCTAAATAACTCCGAAAGTCGTATGTTAATAAGTTACACAATAGGATTATAATTGAATTAACTTATTTATTAGAGCAAAAATTCATACTTCTACGACAATTTACGACAACATTTTTTTGTACTTCATGATAAATTTAACAATGGTAAGGTGATCATATATGACAAGTACAATCGCGAAAGACTTACGGACACATTTAAGAAACTCAATAGAAATGTCTAAAGAAAGTCAAAAACAAGATGTCAACAAAGCTGGGCATAAGCAGTAGTTATTTAAGCAAATTTTTAAATGGTAAGGATGTCTCGTTCTGGATAGTTCATAAGATCATTAATTACATTGACAAAGAGAACGAAATTGAACTCATTTTAAATTATTTTAAAGAAGGCATTAATTCTAAAAATGTTCCTGCTGCTTTAGAATATTGCTATTCTAAACAATTGTACGACTACACAAGTGTGATTGCACGAGAATATAAAAGCAAAAGGAATCCCAAGTCTCGAGAGTTATGTGCTTTATATTCACTAATGATTGAGTCGAGGTTTATATTTGAAAGAAACGCTTTTTTAGATAACTTAAGAAATTTTAAGACCACATTTTTGGAAACTGAAATCATGGTGAAGGTCTTACATGTTTATTATTATTATTTGAATGGTCTTTATGATTTAACTATTTATACTATTGATCAAATAAATGACTTATTGTTTCAGGTTAGTGATCCGTTTCTAAAAATGGCATACGGTGCTAGGTTAGATGAAATTCAAGTTAATATTTACTTAAAGCAAAAAACAGAATTAATCCAGTCAAGAAAAATAGCTAACAGAATTTTGGACAGAAATTTCAGCACAGCTCACAACATTACTGCTTATCATATTTTAGGTCTTTCATATTTTCTAGAATCCTATGAACAATCAATTTCTTATTATCTTAAATGTATTGACCTCTATTCAAAATTCCCTGATAGACAGGCCGAAATAATTGAGAATAAAGAAGAAATAGCTTTCCTTCAAAAATACTGGGATAAAAGAATTAATGATGAATTTGCAGTGAGTGAATTCACCACGTTATTAAAACATGATGGGGATTTAAGCAAATTTTATCAGGATGATAGGTATAATAAATATGCGCTTCTTTTTGATGGAATAACAGAATTGTCATCAGAAAAGTTGCTATTATCCCATCATTATTTTTCAAAAAGCAAAGATTATTTCAGGGCAAGTTTCCCAAAAAATGAATTGAATAGAATTGGATTTAGGTATACACTCTAAGAGTTAGGGGGTGCTATACATGACTAAACGTTTCAATGTAATTGTTTTAACAATTACACTAGGAGCAACAATAGTTGTTTCGGAAATTCACTCACTTATCACTAACAACCCAGAAACAGTATATGAAACAAAAGATGTAAGACCAGGAATGTAAATATAAGATATGAAAAAGACGCTACCTATAATCTGGTATCGTCTTTCGTGTTTTCTGGGGAAGTTTCCTGTTTTCAAAAAATACGAAAACAGGAAATTATTTTAAATATATCTAATATAGACTAAAACGTACATAGAACAAGTATTCCTTGGAGGGTAGTGAAATGGCTATAAAATATGAAGAATTAATGGAGATCATAGAAGCAACAAAAAAAGAAGATCAAAATCAATCCTCTTCAGGTGAATCGTTTTCTAAAAATTTAGCCTTAGAAGCTCTGTAATTTTTAAGGGCATCTAGCATGAAATTACGCTCATCATCTGTTATTTGTTTGCCATCTGCATCTATAATATTTGCATTTTTGATATTTTCAAGAGTTAGTTCTTTCGCGAAAACTACTTTCTCAGCTTCTTTACCCATTTTTTTAAGATCTCTTGGATCAGTAACAAAATAGGTGGGGTCAACATTAAAATAATCAGCAAGCTTTGTCAGAGCTTCCAAAGAAGGGCTTTTAATTTTTCCTGTTTCAAGTTTTGATAAGTAACCGTTACTTAAACCAACTTCTTGAGCAAGTCGCCTTATAGAAAGTTTTGGTTTATGCTCTTCTCTTAACCTTTTTAAGTTGGTACCGATTAATTCATTTTTTTTGTCCATAAATAAGGTCACCTCGATTTAATGCCACTGTGTGTTTGTGTACGACACACGACACACCGCTACAAATAATTATAACATGTAGGTTCCCATAAGAAACATTTAAAAATAATGGTTGCACAAAAAGCTAAAGGCTGGTATATTTTACTTGTGCTTCCTATAGGAAGCGTTTGGGGAGGTGAAAACAATGAACCGCGAAACTGCTTCTTTTGCAGAAAAAATTAAAAAAATAAGGTCAGAAAGAAATGAAACTCAACGCCAATTCGGTTTGGTTACTGGGTTTTCTAGCTCTTATGTTTGTAAGTTGGAAAAAGGGAAAGCTAACCCGTCGCACTCTTCTTTAGTTCAACTAAGTGAAAAATTAAATTTGCCACCGGCTTATTTTTTTTAAATAGAGTGCTTCCTATAGTGATCGAAATTCGAAGGTTAGTCCTACTGTCCACATTGCATATTATGTGTCGAGGTGATCTTTATGGCTAAGAAAAAGCAAAAGAGAAAAAGCAACCTGTTTCTCGGAGAAGTTTTCTTTGGAACAGAAGACAGAGAAAAACTTTTTACTGAGGCTGTGGCACCTTATTACACACCAGTAAAAAAAGAGAAGAACAAAAAAAATAAAGAGGCTTGAAACTTTTGTTTCACCTTTTTTGAAGGACAAGCCTAATCATAAAAAGAGGTGTGAGGTGTAAAGTGAAATGAAATTTGAATTTGAAGATTCTGATCTTGAAATAATTACAAATAGCATTATCGCAAATGTGAGTGCCGCATTAATTACAAAAATTGAAGAGATGTTAATGATTATCGCTTCCAAAGATGAACTACTAACAAAAAAACAGGTATATGAAAACATTTTAAAATGTACTGCTGCTACAGCAGACGAGCTTTATTTTAATCGACCAGATTTCCCGACTCTCGATTTGACAAGTTTACCTGGTGCTCCACGTCAGCATAAAAGATATTCACGAAAAGCGGTAGAAGCTTGGATAGCAGCAAATACAAAAGGAGCTTTAAATCATGGCTGAAATCAAGTTTGTGAAATTGAGCACCAATATGTTTGATGACGAAAAAATAAAGTTAATTGAGCAAATGCCTGAATCTGACACACTATTAATTATCTGGGTCAAATTACTTGCTCAGGCTGGTAAAACTAACGCCTCGGGATATATATATTTAAGCGAAAATGTTCCATACACAGAGGAAATGTTGTCAGCTATTTTTAATCGACCTTTAGGAGTCGTAAGAATGGCTCTCAATACTTTTAAGCAATTCGGCATGATTGAGATTAACGACAACCACTATATAAGTATTTGCAATTGGGAAAAACATCAAAATGTTGATGCGATGAATAAAATCAGGGAAGACACTAGGAAAAGAGTAGCCAAACATAGGGAAAAACAGAAGGCTCTTGCTCTAGAAACTATCGGTAATGTTACATGTAACGTTACAGTAACGCAAAGTAACGAACAAGAAAGAAGAAGTAAGAAAGAAGAAGTAAGAAAGAAGAATAAAGATATATTGTCGGGAAACCCGACTGTGGATGAATTAGAAATCCCATTCAAACTCATAACGGATCTTCTAAACCAAATGTCAGAGAAAAATTACCGTCACACCACACCAAAGACACAGCAACTAATAAAAGCAAGATGGAAAGAGGGATTCAGATTCGATGATTTTAAAAAGGTCATCTTAGCAAAATGCTTTGAATGGCGTGATAACCCTGACATGAGTAAATTCCTTCGTCCCGAAACACTTTTCGGAACAAAATTCGAAGGCTACTTAAACAACAGTGATGAGGTGATAAAGCGTGCACAGCATAAAGGTGGCGGCAGCCGAAGTCATAATCGACAAAATGACCTTCCATTCTGATTACTGTAATAAGCACACATACACCCGTGGCAGTGAAGATGTTGTAAAACCTGTCCGAATGATGGTGATGAATGGGAAAGTTATTTGCCCGCGATGTGAACTGGAAGAAGAGTCAAAGAAATTGCAAAAAGACTTAGAAAAAAAAATTGAATATAGCCAGCGGCAGAAAAAATTTAACACGTTGGAAAAACGCAGCATGTTCAGGGATCGAACTGTCTCACAAGCAACATTTGAAAATTACAATGTTGCTGAGCCAGAAGAGGCCAAGAATAAAAAACGAATGATGGATCTTGTTAAACACTTGCAACAAGGTGAAGTGTTCAACATATTTTTGCAGGGCCATCCGGGAGTGGGGAAGAGTCACCTTGCATATGCAGCACTTAAAGAATTTAATGTGCCTCCTGATCCCGACAATCCTAAAGACAAAGGTCGATCCTGCTTGTTTATCAATATGGAAGATGCTGCTACGGCAATTAAAGATTCATTCAGCAACAAAGAGAGCAAGTACACAGAAGCATATGTGACTCAGTTGATGGGTGAAGTCGATTATCTCGTAATAGATGACATCGGTGCAGAAACAGGCTCTGAACATTCGGATAGTAAAGCCAGCGATTTCATTCATCGTCTCATCTACAAAGTAACATCTGCCCGGCAGGATAAAGTGACGATCTATACAACCAACCTTACTAGCGAAAAGCTGTATCAAATGTATGACAGTAAGCTAGTATCACGCATCACCCAAAAGCAGCAGTACATCATTTTTAAAGACACATCGGACAAGCGTAAAGAAGTATTGCCGTTCTAAGGGAGTGTTAATGCGAAGGTTGATAGTTTAATAGATCAGCTGGCAGTAAGTCTGAGTGACTGAAAAACACAAGGAGGAACCATCATGAAAAAAGGCGGTAGAAAGCCCACGAGAGCCGAAAGGAAGATTTTATTAGTAAATGGATTGAACCCACTTTATTGGCTCGTAGAAAAGAATCTGACGACATCTGTGCATGTTGTACACAAAGAGGTCGGTCGCAGAAAGGAAATTGCGAAATGAGTGTCATTAGAATCATTTTGGATCATGTCAATTTCGAATGGACGATTGTTGGCCTCAAGCGATTTTTGGATTACTGGTACGAAGGCAGGTCAATTGAAGAGATGGCGGAGTTATTTAACCGACCATCAGAAGAAGTGTTAATACTGATGATTGATTTTAGCAAGCGTGGAAAGATCAAGGAGCGACCGAACGGTGTCGGCGCAAACGAGCCTATGTATATCAAAAAATGCACAATGAGCTACAAAAAAAGAGATTTACGCAAGCTGTTTGAACAACAACCGGTTTACTATGCTTGTCCTCAAAACGATTTTATATGGTGTGAAAGGGACATCATAGCTTTTCGGAAGATGTGGCAGGATCATGAGCCGATCAGACATATTGCGAATCGTTTAGCACGCAAGGTTGATGATGTCATGCTGTTGATTATAGATCAAGCAGAGTTAGGTAAGATCGAACCACGTAAAGGCGGCGCACTAGGAAAGGAGTACAAGCAGCATGAAAAGAAAAAGCATCCTGTTGCCATTTGAAAAAGCGACAGCACGCCAGCTGGAAGTCATTGCGAGATATGAAGATTGTCCTAAGAAGATAAAGACATTAGCCGTTCACCACCTCAAAAAGAGAGGAGGCATCAAGTAATGACCAGTGAAGATAGAGCGTTAATGATCGAGTGGTTGAGCCTTACTAATGTTGGTCGTGAATATTGCGAAAAACTATCAGACGAAGAACTCGAAAAAATATACAATCTCAACGTGCCACAGCGTGACGAATAAAAGGAGGTGAGCATATTGGAAACTGTAGTGAATTCATACAAAGCAGGTCCAGTTAAAGCGTGGGTTATGTCAGAGGATGAACTAGCAGCATATAGGCAGCAACATCCACCCAAGCCATATAAAAAGAGACTCAAACGAAAAGACTGGCGTTGGAAGCGCACAGATCAATCCGTCGAGTCTCAGCGGTAAGAATTCACATCAGTTCAATGTGAGTAATTAAACTTAGGAACCTTAATTATATCACATTGGAGTGAAGATTGTGAATAGACCACAGACTGTCTCATTAACAAATAACGAGCCTTTCACAACATTAGTTGAACAAGGAAAGGTACAAGTGATCGTGCTGGACGGGATCAACAACACAGCGCATTACATAGAGGCTCCCGAACACGGTCACACAATCATTGAAACGATTAAAGGAAGTTTCGACCGAGTTAGATTTGATTTTAGTTATAAAACTAAACGATAGCAGGGGTTTATCCCCTGCGGGGGAGGAAATATCATGAATTTACCTAAACATGTCGAGCTTTCGCAGGCAGTCAAAGCCTGCAAAAACCAAGCAATGACGATTGATGATGCAGCTGCTCACTTAGGCGTACCGAAATTTTTTGTACCAGTGCTTGCTGATAGTTGCCCTGATCTGATCATCGAAGGAAATGTAGTCATGGCAAAGCGTGAGTCAAACGGACCTGTCATCTTCACGCTGCTGGCTTTCATGTCCTTTATCGTGATCGCTGGATTGATGAGCGGAATTGGATAATAGACAAGCAGGGAATTATTCTCCTGCTAGTCCAACGATAATTAAAGATATTGAATTGAGAGCAGTAATTAAAGATTGCAGCAAATCTTTGAAATATTTCGTAATTCTAGTGATTACATTTTCTCTATTAAGATTCATTTTTATCACCACCTCTTATAAGAATAAACATATTATATACCAAAACGAGAACTTGTGTTCGTATTTTTAAAAGTATTTAAGAATAATTAGGAGGAGAAGGTATGAACACCCAAAAAATAACTATTCCTGATCGTGACTCAAATGGTTGCTTGATCGGTTTTAGAGAATTAAATGTGCTTTGGGAATGCCCTACATGTGGATGCGAAATGTGCGAGCCTCAACTCACACAACATGCCGAAGATGGCTTTTATGGGAGTGTTCACACTTGGGAGAGCAAGTGCGGGCATGTAGCAAAATACGCAGACTTAAAGGAGATAAGCGGATGAAGCTCAATAAAAAGCAACAGCGGCAAATCATTGAGCGAATGAACGACTTTGGAGAAAGAGGAGTTCGTTCGAATGGAGCGGATAAAGAAGCTGTTGCCGGAATGGCCACTCTTATTTGGATGCTGCAGGTCTTAAATATCGATACTGAATCATTAAAGGAGGAAGCACGATGAACGAAAATAACCCGATTATCTATTCAGTCATTGAGAAATTGCATAAGCAGCAGGAAAAAGGCCTGCAAAAGTACGGGGGTGAGGTCAAAACCTCTTCCTACGACTTAAAAGGCTGGTTGCAACATGCGCAGGAAGAAGCGATTGATTTTGCGACATACCTAGAAACAGCCATTCAAAAATTAGAAGAACAAGTTAAAAGCAAAGAGGAAATGAAGTTTTATGAGGTGCATGATCCATATTACGCTTTGATCAAAGCACGCAATGAAGAAAGTGCTATGAAAATCTACACTGATACCGTTGCCGATGATGAAGTGGGAGAACTTGCAGAGAACATCAAAGAAGTAACAGGACTATATGCAGCAGCGAAATTCAGCCGCATTCCTGGAGAAGATAAAGAATTAATACCATTTGAAGAAGTCCTTGAGGATTTAACTAGCGACGGAGAAATGATGCTGGCTGTAGACGGTAACTTGATATGAAGAAATCACATGATATCATTCGTGTTCAACTTTTCTATAGAGGCTTGCCGATAGAAGATAACTTCTTCTTATACATCGAGAATGCCCAAAAATGCTTTGACCAACACATAAAGGATCATTCTAATGATCTAGCATCAAAAGAGGATTTACACGGGTCAGAGCCATTAAAAATAAACACAAAAATTAACGGTAGAGACAAGGAAGCTACAATGCACGTTTGGAACAAAGTTTCTTCTGAACATGAAGAATACGATATTGAACCGATGTCCGTTTTGCTGGAATTCATAGAAGCTGGGGATTGAAAGGAGAATGATGATGAAAAAACTACTAATCACACTAACTATTATTATTGCGGCGGTGCTTTATGCGCCGTCTGCTGCGGCAGTAACGAGCGGTTATAAATCAATTGGAGGGCATACAGTCAGCGTATCAACTGACGCCAATTCATACACACCGAGAGCCAAAAGCATTGATGTCACAGCACGCAAAACAGGCAATGAAACAGTATACTACCGCTTCACGCTTCAAAAGAAGGTGAGCGGCAAATGGAAAGATCAGCGATTCAGCTTGGTTGGATCATTTAAGAACGCCACACCAGCAAAAGAGTTTTACATCGTCAATCATACTGCTGGCACGCATCGTATCAAAATGACGATCTACAAAAACAGCAATTGGACGGGCGTTAAGGGCTACATCTACACGCCAGCTTTCGAGGTGAAATAAAATGTTATAATTAAATCAAAAAGGATTGTTTTAGATGGAATTGTTAAAAACTTTAATTTTTGGTTTAATTTCTACAATTATTACTAGTTTTTTGTTTAAATTCTTAGATAGAAAAGAATATAAAAACAAAGTTGAAATTGCAAATTCAGAGTTAATTAAAACGCTGAAATACTTTATTTCAGAAGGAGAAGCTTTAAATATTCCGTTAATTGAAACCCTGTGTATTTCGTATTCACAATCATACAAAATAAAGAGCAGAGATATGAATAAGGTAGTGGATGTGATTAATCACCTTATCAAAGAAGTTTTTGAGACAAGTTTTTTATCAAGTTCACAAAAATCAAAAATATCAGTAGAACTATTAGAATTGAAAGAATTAAGTTTGAAATCCAACCATTTGGATAACTTAAACAATGAGGATAGCGATGATACTGAAAAAAGTATTCCTACAATTTTCACTTGGGCAATTGGTTCATTTATTACTTTCTTTATTACAGCGTTTATTTTAGAATTTTTAAATTTCAAACTTAACTTTCTCAAGGATGATAATGATAATTATTCATTAATTCTTTTAACGATTTCTGCCGTGATATCTTTCATAATAATGATGGCGACAATATTTACTCCTAGAAAAAAATAAGTCCAAGACGGAGAGCCTGCGGACACTGATCAACGCCTTTTACGGGTGCTGGTTGGTGTCCGTTTTTTATTTGTCGGAAAGGAGCAGCCATGAAGAAGGAAAAGCCCCAAAAAAAGCCGCAGGAGCTTACAGAAAGAGAGATACGGGAGCTTATGGGGCAAAACATGCAAAGACTGAGAAGAGCCAAAGGTGGGGCAATGCGCAGAAAATAAAGGGGGGAATTATCATGAATCAAACAAGTTTAGACATTCCGCAGATCGACGAGGAAAAAACTAGAGCAAAGATGGAAAGAATGCTAGAAAAGTATAAAATGTTAAGGCTTCAAACTCCAGAAGACTTTCTTCCTAAGATCACAACAACTTACACGATTACGCCGCCTAGCTTTTCCAATCAGTTTCATTCATCCACAGAAGAAGCAGCTCTTAAAAAAATGGATTGGGAGATTGAGCGTGAAAAATATATGAAGCGAATCGAAAAGGGCATTAATCGTCTAACGCAAAAAGAGCGGCGCATCTTAGTTATGCTCTATATGCAGGATGAAGAAATGTATGATTATGAGATTTACGCTGAAATGGGCCTCAGCCAGCGGAATTACTATCGTGTTAAAAACAAAGCATACTATCGACTGGCCTTTGCACTTAGAGAAGAAGTGTACAAGAAGGGGGATAAATCATGAATTTTGTTCAGCCAATAAGGGACCTTGATCAGATCCATTATATAAAGAAATATCTTGGAGAGCGGAACAAACGAAACCTGTTGCTTTTTGTGGCCGGAATCAATTTAGGCTTGAGAATATCTGATCTTCTTCAATTACGTGTTAAAGATGTTAAGAAACAGTATGTGTCTTTAAGGGAGAAGAAGACAGGCAAAGAAAAAAGAATCAAGATAAACAAGACACTTCGGAAAGCACTAGATCAATATATTAAAGATCGTGATGATCAAGAGTATGTATTTAGAAGCAGAGAGGGACTAAACAAACCCATTAGTCGCAGCAGTGCATACAACATCTTGAGAGAGGCAGCGGAGTATGTTGGGCTTGATAGCATAGGTACACATACATTAAGGAAAACATTTGGATACTGGCATTATAAGAAGTTCAAGGATGTGGCCTTGCTGCAAGAAATATTCAATCATTCAACACCTGACGTTACATTACGATATATCGGGATTACACAAGATACAATGGACAAAACCATGGACAATTTTGGTTTATAATTATGTTGGAATTTATCTGACAACGTTATGTTATTCTGTTTAGTAATGTTCTTGATTTAGTTTGAAAAAAAGTTATATTATAGATAAAACTTAAATGGAGTGAAAAACTTTGACAGAACATATGGAATTGGAAAATAAGTACTTTAAAAAATTTATTATACCTCTCCTTAATCAACAAAGCGACCCGGATGAGATATATCACTACACAAATATTCATGGATTTGAAGGGATAATTAGTGGTGATGTTAAGGATGAAAAAGGTGTTTTTTGGGCTACTCATTCTGATTTTTTAAATGATAAAACAGAAATGAAGTATACATTAAACTTAAGTAAAGATATTTTTAAGGATGTGTGTAAAGAAAGAGGTTTAACCGAAGAACAAATAAAAGAGTACACAGAGCTTTATGAAAAAAAAATAATTGAAAAAGCTTTTAATGGTAGATATATATGGGAGTTTTACACTGTTTCTTTTAGCATAAATCCAGATTCGAATTTATTGTGGTCAAATTATTCAAATAATGATGGTTACAATATTAAATTTGAATTTAAGAAATTAATTAAAGAAAATGAAGCTTATTGTTCTCATGTTATTTACGATAGAGAAAAACATGAAGATTCATTAAAAGGATTATTATTAGATTTATTAGATATATTTCTTAAACCAGGTTATCCAGGTAAAATAAGAGGTGAGGATAAAGATGATTTTATGTGGGCTATCCAAACTTTATCATGGTTTTCTATCTTTTTTAAAGATAAATGCTTTTCTCAAGAAGAAGAATTTAGAATTGTATTTCCTTTACGTGAAGCAGAAAAAAATAATTACAAATGCAGAATATCAAATGGAACTTTCATTCCTTTTATAGAAAGGAAGTTTAGTAAAGAAATAGTTACTGGTGTCACTATTGGACCTAAGAACAATATGGATATCAATAAGGAAGGACTTCATAAATTCCTTAAATTAAATAAAATTGAGATACCTCTTGAAGAAATTGATAATTCGGCAATACCCTACAGGTATTAAATAAATATTTACGTACAGACTCACTAATACTTAACATAGGGAGTCTTTTTTTGCGCATTTTTTACAACTAACCATAATGAGAAAATATCCAACTCATTTTAAGGAAATGGCTGAAAAGCAAGAGGGGCAAAGGATTCAGCGATTCCCTGAGTTAGACACAATAATAGATATGGTGAATTGGTGGATTGTGTGGATATGTTATACTTTACAAAAAAAGGGGGATGGATTATGACGCTATACGGTCAATGGTATGGTCTAAATAAAAGGGAGTCACGCAAATATCATTGTGCCCACTGTGATGCAACAGTTGCTCCAGATGTAGGTTATTTTTGTGAAATAGATAGGGTTGATCTTGGAAAGATTTATATATGTCCTAATTGCAACAGACCTACTTATTTTGAATTAGAAAATGAGTGGAAACAAATTCCTTCACCACGATTTGGTAATGGTATTGAGCACCTTCCAAAAGAAATTGAAAAAGACTACATAGAGGTAAGAGATTGTATGTCTCATCAATTGTATACGGCTGGGGTATTATTGGCTAGAAAGCTATTAATGACTATAGCTGTTGATTCAGGTGCAAAAGAGGGTGAAAATTTTTTGCTCTATGTGGATTATCTTGAGAATGAAGGTATTATTCCAAAAAACGGTAAGGATTGGGTTGATGCCATTAGAAAAGCAGGTAATATTGCCACTCATAAAATTCCATCTATAAATCAAGAATTAGCTGAAGAAATTGTAACATTCTTGGAATTTTTATTAAGAATCAAATATGAAATGCCTGGCAGGATGGCAAAAAACTAATTTTGGCACATTTTTGGCACGATCTTGGCAAAGCGTTTTGTCTGAGAGCGGTTATGATGGTATTAGGTGATAAATTGAGAGCGGCTTCCATTGCGGAGGTCGTTTTTTCGTTCGACAAAGTTTTTAAATGATTTAATAAGCTAAATTCTTTCCGATATAAAAGAGGGAGGGAATGATATGAACTTTGAAACTAAATATCTTATTAGATGGGGAATCCCAGGTTGGGTTTTCTTACTTATGAGTTTTTGGCCCGTAGCGATTTTTCATACTAATCTACCGACTGAAAACCCAGTTGAAAGTATTAGTGTTATATTTAGTACAGCAGCTATAGGCATTGTAATTGGGTATCTCATACATCAAATGTATTTTGCTTGGAGCTGGATATTAGGTTTTTGGAGAAGGAGTATTCTTACATCTGAAATAGCAGAGTTAATTGATGCTCCCCAACCAGTTGAAAAGGCAAAATGGTATAAATTCAGAGAACGTAATAAATTATCAAAAAAGAGGGCTAACGAATATTTCTCTCTAGAATTTGAATGGCAAAATAGACTATCAAAAGTTAAAGAGGACAGTAGGCGCGATTATATTGCAAAGCGATATGCACATTTACTATCCACTACTCATAGTTTAGGTGCATTATGTTTCGCGTTATTATTATCGTTAATAATAAATATAACCCATTACATTTTAATGATTGTGAATATATTAAGTAGTAATTCGTTAGTAATTATAAATATAGTTATAATCTCATTTATCCTATTCCCCTGTTATGTAAATCATAAATATTTTTCAGAGAACGTAGAAGAATTTAGAAATAAATTCTTGAAAGATTTTTATAAAAATAGTTAGATTATAAAAACACCAAGACACTTGTCCAAACCGGATAAATGTCTTGGTGTTTTTAAATTATTCAACTATTGATGAAATAAAGAGGTGAAACCAAATGAAGAAGGCATTAAAACCATGTAATGAACCTGGATGTCCTCAACTAACGCGCGAAGGATCTTGCCAGCAGCATAAGACATCAAAGCCTTTATATGATCTGTTCCGTGAATCATCGTCACGCCGTGGGTATAACAGCCGATGGCGTAAAGCCCGTGAAGGTTATTTAGCAAAGCATCCTTTGTGTCAGTCTTGCATGCTACAAGGCAAACGGATTGCTGCTACAGTAGTGGACCATATCAAACCGCATAAGGGAGATAAGAAACTGTTTTGGGATTCTTCTAACTGGCAGCCGTTGTGTGCGTCCTGCCATAACAGAAAGACCGCCAAAGAAGATGGAGGGTTTGGGAATGGATAATCAAACATGCGTGTGTGATCAATGCGGCACCTCTCTTCTTATCCAAGGTAACTCAAAGATTGAGAAGTTGGGTGATGTAGTGAAGAGACATTATATTAAATGTCCTAGATGTCTAACTGAATACACATCTTACTTTACAAATGAAGTGATCAGACGTAAGCAAAGCAGGATCAGAAAACTGTTCGTTGTCCTTCGGAGTGCGAGATCAGAGAAGTTACTCGAAATGTATAAAAAGAAAATCAAAGAAGCGCAAATGGATTGTCAAAAAGACATGGATCAACTAAGGCGGGAAATGGAAGCCCCCCTACCTTAAATCCCTAGAAACGATTTGTCGTAGACCGCGTCTCCCTCAACATCGCGAGAAATTCCCTAAATGAAATTTTGAAAGGAGGTGAGAGGATGGCGAGGCCTAGACAACCGGTAGATTTATTGTTGGTAAAGGGTAAGAAAAACCTTACCAACAAAGAGATTGAGCAAAGAAGGAAACAAGAAGTAAAGGCGCCAAATGATAAAGTAAAAGCACCTGCATATTTACCAAAAGATTTAAAAAGAGAATTCAAAAAGATAGCGGACGAGCTCAAAAACATCGGAATTATGACAAATTTAGATGTAGATGCGCTTGCCCGTTTTTTGTTTGCTCGAAAACAATACTTAGAAATAACAGAAATCTTATTAGAGACACCGATCACAACCCTTGCTGAAAATTCAGAGGGAGAAAAGTTTGAAATTGCGAATCCTGCCTACAGTGATCTTCTTATAAATCAAGACAAATTATTTAAACAATGCAGACAAGCATCAAGTGATTTAGGCTTAACCATTTCCTCACGCTGTAAACTCGTTATCCCAAAGAAAGAAGACAAGCCTAAGACAAAAGAAGAAGAACGCTTTGGAGGTCGCATGTAATGCTAACGCAAGAAATGACCGCGGAGCTTTTAATTGAGCGCGTATGGTCATATTGCGAAAAAATCCAAGCGGGGGAAATAAAAGCAGGAAAGAATCACAAATGGGCTGTTCAGAGGTTCATCAAAGACGTAGAGCGGCTAGCAGATGAAGATTGCCCGTATTATTTTGACGCGGAAGCAGTTCTTGATTTCTATGAATGGGCCAAGCAATTTAATCATGTCGAAGGGATATTAGCAGGTAAGCCAATTGAACTTACAGACTTTCAATTATTCATTGCTGCTAATATTTACGGCTTTTACAAAAAAGAAAATGGTGCCAGGCGTTTTAGAAAAGCATACATCCAGTTAGCGAGAAAAAACGCGAAATCACAATTGCTGGCTATCATGGCTTCATATGAAATCTTTCCTACTAGAGAAAAACACCGCGTGTTTATTGCTGGTTGGTCAAGAGAGCAGTCAGATGAAGTCTATCAAGCAATCATTGAACAACTAAAGCACGCACCTATTTTAGAAGGGAAATACACAGACGCTAACGGGCAGGTAACAAAATACGCAACAAATTCAATCATCAAACCGTTATCCCGTGAAGCCCGAAAGGTAGGAGACGGAAAAAACCCATCTCTTGGAATAGTCGACGAATACCAAGCACATGAAACAAGTGAAATTTATGATGTTATTGACAGTGGAATGGTCGCACGTCGAAGTCCTTTGATGGTTATCATACTACCGCAGGTTTCAACTTAAACGGGCCGTGTTTCAAAGAGTATCAATATGTTTCCAAAATTCTTGATCCCGACATTGAAATTGAAAACGATGACTATTTTGTTATGATCTGTGAACTTGATCCCGAAGACGACGTAAAGGATGAGTCGAACTGGATCAAGGCAAATCCGATTGTAGCAACTTACCCAGAAGGGATGGAATCACTTCGGTCAGCGTTAAAAGTTGCATTAGATGTGCCTGAAAAGATGAGAAGTTTCCTCACAAAAAACATGGATCGCTGGGTAGACCAAAAAGACAACGGCTATATGAAAATGTCAAAATGGCGGGCCTGTCATGGAGAAATACCCGATCTAAAAGAAATGGCGATCTATCTTGGTATAGATTTATCTATGACAACGGATTTGACTTCTGTCGGGTGGGTTGGCGTTCTTGATGGCTTTTATTATGTCGGCCAGCATTCCTTCATCCCTGAAGAACGAGCCAAGGAGAAAATGGCCACTGATAAAGTGCCTTATGATTTATGGCGCGATCAAGGTTGGATGACATTCACACCGGGGGAGGCGGTTGATTATCAATTTGTCGAAAGGTGGATTATTGAATTTGCTCACGTCAACAAATTGAGAGTGATTGAAGCTGCTTACGATAAATATAATGCGCTGCACCTTGCACAAAGGCTTGAAAGTAAGGGATTTAATATGATTGAGATGCCGCAAAGGATTCAACATCTTTCTTTACCAACAAAGAACTACAGACAAAAGGTATACGAGGGCAAGCTCATTCATGGGAACGATCCTCTTCTAACTTTTGCATATAATAACGCAATCATTAAACAAGACGCGCAAGAAAATATCATGTTAGACAAAGCGAAATCCCCACAGAGAATAGATCCAGCTGCAGCGGTTATGAATGCTTTTGCTAGAGCCATGTATCACGATACGGGCGCAAACGTTGACTTAAATAAACATTTTTCAGGAAATTTCAGTTTTTAGGATGTGAGAGAGTGAAAAAATTTATTGTTCTTCTGAATTTTATATTAAACGACTTGCTGTTTATTGGAGGGTGCATCTTTATTCTGCTGGCAGCGTATCGGGTAAATACAAACATCGGTCTATTTCTGACGGGTGTATTTTTAATGTTTTACGCCTACCTGCTGCCAAGTCACGCGCAGCAGAAAGAGAGGTGAAATAAATGTTTATAGACAAGTTTTTTGAAAAACGATCCGGCTCAAAAACGTTAGACGGTTTTAGCCAGTTGATCAATCTGTTTGGAGGTAGAGAAACGGCAAGTGGTGAAAGAGTCAGTGAAAGTAATTCATTTGAGCAGCCGGACATTTTTGCCTGTGTAAATGTATTGTCTGATGACATCGCAAAGCTGCCGATACACACATTTAAAAAAGAGAGTCAAGGAGTCAACAGAAACCCTAATCATCCATCTGCCTATGCGATCTACGCAAGGCCTAACCCATATATGACTGCATATGTGTGGAAGAAACTCATGATGACCCATGTCCTCACATGGGGAAATGCCTATTCGATGATTGAATTTGGGGCACATGGGTTCCCTGAAAATCTTTACCCGTTGCGGCCGGATGCAACAAAAGCATACATCCATCCCGACTCAGGGAGGCTGTGGTACCAAACCAACGTTAACGGAAGAACGATGGAACTATATGAACACCAAGTGCTGCATTTTAAAGGTTTATCAACGGATGGCATTCACGGTAAGTCGCCTATTGGGGTAGTGAGAGAGCATATAGGCGCTCAAGCAGCTGCCACAAAATATAACGCAAAACTATATAAAAACGAAGCCACGCCGCGAGGTATTCTAAAAGTACCTTCTTTCTTGGATGAAAAACCAAAAGAGAACGTCCGTAAAGAATGGCTGCGGGTCAACCAAGGTGAAAACATAGCCATTATTGACAATGGACTAGAATATCAATCTATTGCCATGCCGTTGCAAGAAGCGCAGTTTGTAGAATCTATGAAATTCAATAAAGCTCAAATTGCCATGATTTACAAAGTTCCTTTGCATAAACTCAATGAACTTGATAAAGCCACATTTTCAAACATTGAGCATCAATCCTTGGAATACGTAAAAAATACACTGCAACCGTGGATCGTGAATTTTGAACAAGAATTAAATATTAAGCTGTTTACTGACAATGATCAAAAAGCGGGCCATTATGTAAAATTCAATGTTGATAGTGAGCTGCGCGGCGACAGTAAAACTCAAGCAGAGTATTTTAAGACCATGAGCGAAGCGGGTCTTTTAAATAAAAATGAGATTCGCGACTTGATAGAGAGAAACCCTATCGAGCATGGCGAGAAATATCTTTCCAGTTTGAATTATGTGTTCCTTGACTTTATGGAAGAGTACCAGCGACTTAAAGCAGGTTCAACCATGAAGGGAGGTGACAGCAAGAATGAGTAAAGAAAAAGAAGTGCGGCTGCTCACAACGCCAATTGAGATCCGTTCTGATGGAGAAGGACAATCCGAATATGTGGAAGGCTATGCTTTGAAATTTGAAAAGTGGTCCGAGCGTTTGGGATGGTTCAAAGAAATTATCAGCAGGAACGCTTTAGAATCTACCGATCTATCAAACGTCATTGCACTTTTTAACCACCGAGAGGATTTTCCCCTAGCGCGAAATACCGTTTCAGGGGAGTCAGGGCGGCTTGAACTCGAAATAGATGGCATAGGTCTTAAATTCAGATTTAAGCCGTCAGACACGTCATATGCGCGCGATCTCATGGAGAATATACGCAGCGGCGTTATTAATCAATGTTCTTTTGCCTTTTCGTTGGATTATAACGGCGAAGAGCCTGACGAGTGGCGCATAAATGAAGATGAAGACATATACGAACGAAGAATAAACAACATTCACCGCATTTATGACATATCTCTTGTAACGACACCAGCGTATAGCGATACCGAAGCTGTAGTAGGTGCCCGCAGCTTAGAGAAAGTAGAAGAAATGAAAGAACAACGAAGCGCACCAACAGATGAAACTTTAAAAATTGAATTGGAACTTTTAAGCCTTGATCTTCCAGAGTAAGGCTTTTTTGCGTTCTTTGAGGAGGAAAAATAAAGATGACAAAAAAAGAAATTGAACTGCGTCAGCGGTTTACGCAAAAGAAAGAAGATGCTGACAAAGCACTTGCAGAAGGAAAAACAGAGGAGGCGCGCCAGCTACTCGATGAAGTGAAAGAGCTTAAGAATCAAATTGAATTGATGGTAGAAGGAAGATCACTGAACGTGCCTGATTTACCTGGCGGTGAAAATTTTGTGCCGGAGCTAGAACGTAATCCGGAGGGACGAAAAGGAGCAGAAGGGGATAAGGAAGAACGTCAAAAGAAATTTACCAAGTTGTTCATGAAGTCTCTTCGAGGTAAATCCTTAACACATGAAGAACGTGAATTCCTAGAAAATCCTGAATTCAGAGCGATGTCAGGAAAAAATGAAGAAGATGGCGGAATCCTGATCCCCGAAGATATTTCACGAACTATTAAAGAGTTAAAGCGAGAGCAATTACATCAACTTGAGCAATATGTCACGGTCGAGCCGGTTGCAACCCGTTCAGGTAGTCGTATGCTTGAAAAAAACGGAGACATGACACCATTCCAAGACATTGAGGAAATGGGAAACATTCCAGAAACAGACCAGCCTAAGTTTACAAAACTATCATATACCATCACTGACTATGCAGGGCTTTTACCACTTTCGAATACATTGCTGCAGGATACAGATCAAGCGATCATGACATATGTTGCGAAGTGGTTCGTTAAAAAATCAATCGCAACAAGAAATGCACTTATTCTGAAAATCCTTGATGATTTGAAAAAGGTTGAATTTAAGGGCTTGGATGACATTAAAAAGACTTTAAACGTTACGCTAGATACCGCCATTTCAGCTGGTGCGATCATCATGACAAACCAAGATGGGTTTAACTATCTGGATCAGCTGAAAGATGCGGACGGTAAATATCTACTCAAGGATATTCCTTCCGAACCGACAAACAAAATGCTGTATGGTCGCCGCGTGGTGGTGATCTCAAACAAGGTCTTGAAAACAAAAGCAGGGAAAGCTCCTGTAATCGTTGGAGATTTAAAAGAGGCCGTTGTCTTATTTGATCGTCAGCAACAATCTATCGACTATACGAATCTTGCAGCAGGATCATTTGAAACGAACACAACAAAAGTACGTGCAATTGAACGAGAAGACGTCCGAAAGTGGGACGAAGATGCCGTAGTTTACGGCCAACTATCAATAAAAGAAGAAGAGGTGAAAAAGTCTTGAGAGTGACGAAAAATTACACCACTGATGGCGGGGATAGAACTGTCATTGGTGGTGTATTAGAGTTTGCAGGAGGAAAGATGGTCAAAGACGGCGAGGAAGTGAGTGTAGGAGGCGGCGGATCAGCTGCACCAGGAAGCGTGACACATGAAATGCTGGCCGAAAAAGCGGTTCGTTCGGTAAACATCGGGACGGGAAGCGTCATGCCGGAGCATCTTAATTCGTCTATTGAAACTAGACTCAAGGGAATGGAAGACGAAATAAAAGAGCTGAAAAGCAAACTGAGCAAAGAATAAACATTGGAAAGGAATGGATTAAACATGGCTAAAGATTACCTAAACGAAAGTAATGGAGTATTCACGTCTGCAGAGGCGGGCCCTGATGGTAAACCTATCACGGCAGTTACGGTGAAAGACAACAGCGAAGAAAATCCTCTTTATGTGAAGGGATTAAAGGGAGATCCTGGTGAACAAGGCCCTCAAGGTCCGAAAGGAGAAAAAGGCGATCCAGGAGAGCAAGGCCCAAAAGGTGACAAAGGAGATCCTGCAATAATTGAAACGGGGTCTATTAAAAACGACCATTTAGCAGATAAATCTGTTAACTCTCGTACCATAGGCACTGGCAGTGTTATGTGGGAGAATCTTAATTCTGCAGTAAAAGACATGATCACCGAGTTACAGACGAGAGTCAATGAGCTTGAGGGTAAAGAAAATACTGAATAAGTAGGCGGACTTCTATGGATTTAAAAATGCTGAAAGATGAATATTTAAAAATTGATACCGATCAAGATGACGCCTTGCTTAAAACCTTAATTGCTACAGCAAAGGGATATATCAAAAATGGAATAGGGCGATATGTTGAAGGAAACGAGCAGTTTGCACTTGTAACAGGCATGCTTGTTGCTCATTGGTACGAAAATCGAGGGGTGTATGAGTCAGGCGTTTCCGGCTCATCCATCCCTTTTACTATTCGGGATCAACTAACTCAACTTCGCTATGTGGGGGTAGAAGAGGATGAAGAAGATAAGCGAGTTGAATCGTCGATTAACTTTTCAAGTTAAGAAAAGGGTACAGGATGATGAGCTGAAATGGAATGAATCCTACGAAAGTGCTTTTGTGACATGGGGTTCAATTGAAGGATTTTCTGGCTCAAAATCAGACACGCTTGTTGCAGGTGCGCTAGGTGTTAAGTCACCGAAGAAAATTACAATAAGATACCGAGAAGACGTTAAACAAGACATGCGAATCCTTCATCAAACGGGAACAGACGAGGCAGGAGAGCCAATATACCGCACTTTCGAAGTAATGGATTTTAACGACGTTGATAATAAAAAGAAGCAGCTTGAAGTCACATGTAATGAGGTCGGCATAAATGGCTGATATGGATATTGAAGGATTCGAAGATTTAACGAGATATTTCAATAAAATCGGTGACGATGTAGAAAAAGCCGAAAAAATTGCCCTTAAAGCTGGGGGCGAGGTAATAGCAGAGCACCAAAAACGTAACGTGAATAAGAGTTCAAAAAATCAGCCTCACATGGTCGATAACATCACCGTTTCAGCTGCAAGAGAATCCAAAGACGGTGAACTGTTTGTTTCGGTTGGTCCGAATAGAAAAGTCGCTTACAGAGGGCGATTTTTAGAGTGGGGCACGTCTAAAATGCCGCCGCATCCATTTATTGAAAAAAGCGCAATTGAAGGGGAGGGGCAAGCTGTGAAGATCATGGAAAGAATTATCACGGCGCCAATTAAATGAGCTTTGATGCGAAAAAAGAATTGAGTGCAGCGTTAATAAAAAACAAAGAGTTAAAGCAGCTTGTCACAGGAGGTTTTCATAATCTTGTGGCCGATGATGTGGCCGCATTCCCCAGGGTTGTATTTTCAGAGATTACAGACAGGGACCAGGAATACAGAGACAACCAAGCAGCTGCTAGTGAAGTTCGTTTTCAGCTAAGTATATTTTCAAAAGCAGACACGCGAACGCATGAAACAGAAATAGCAAAACTGATAGACAAACTGATGAAAGATTTAGGATATGGCAGGTACGATTCAGTGGATCTTTACGAAACAGATACAAAAATCTTTCACAAGGGCATGAGGTACGTTAAAACATTTTTCTAGGAGGAAAACAGATGGGGAAAACGATCTTCGGTTTAGACATGTTTCATTATGCTGAGCTGATTCAAGACGACGATAAAGGACTTGAATATGCAAAGCCTGAAAGACTGCCAGGAGCCGTAAACGTTAAAGTCGATCCAAAATCAGAGCAGTCTAAATTTTGGGCTGATAACGGCGTCTTTGATTCATTTAACAACATGGGCGATATTGATTTAGAGGCCGAAATAGCAGATCTGCCAATTGAGGTGCAGAACAAAATTTACGGTCACAAGGTCGAGAATGGGATTTCTTTTGCCAGCTCTGATGATAAGGCGGTTTTCTTGGCTTTCGGGTTTAGAGCGAAAACATCTACAGGCGGGCACAGATATTATTGGTTCTTGAAGGGTCTTCCTGAATTGCTGGGTAATGAACACAAAACTACCGAAGGGAAAGCCGAACCTGAAACACCAAAATTTAAAGCAGGTTTCATGACTTTACAAAATAAGAAGGGGAAAAATCGTTGGAAGGCTCAAGCTGAGTTTGGTGAAGGTTTTGACCCGAATGAATGGTTTAAACAAGTTGTATATGACGGTGCGTCGTTTTCAACGGGAAAAGATACAGAGGATTCCACAAGTTCAGTAGACATCGGAAAGGGCGTTTAATAACGCTCTTTTTTATTTTGTAATCGGGAGGCAATAGCATGGAAGCATTGACAATCACCTTGCATTTAAACGGTAAGAAAAAGAAATTTTCCACACCTAACTTTATCACGGGTGTTTTATTTAGGACTGCGGCAGAAATAACAGAAGACCTTGAATCGAATGATCCTGAAAGGATTTATACAAGTAAACAATCAGAGTTTATCTGTGAAGTGTTCGGAAACAAATTCACTGCAGAAGAATTTGAAAAAGGCATTGATTCAAGACTTTTATATAGAACAATCTACGCAACTGCAAACTATGTCATCGGAAATATCGTTGAAGCGAGCAAGATCCTGAATCCAGAAACCGCAGAGGAAGCAGAGCCGGGGGAGTAAGTTTGTCCGATGCTGTCCTTGATATGTATAACGCATTAGAGGACATTGGCTTTACTCAAAATCAGATAGACGAAATGGACATTGTCTATCACTTGAAGCGACTCGCGCGGCGCAAAGAAGCGAGCAAGGAAAAGCCAAGTAAAAACGCTGCAGCATCGGATAAGCCTTTATACATTGATCAGATACCTGGACTGTAAAAAGGTGGTGAGGGATTGAGCAAAGACATTAAAGTAAAGCTGTATTCTAATTCGTCCCAATTTAACGGGGAAATGAAAGCAATTGCAGTTCAAATGAAAAACATAAAGTCCGAGTTTGAGAAAAATAGGACTGCCGTTGGTGTGTGGGGCAATGAATTGAAAACGTCGCAGGCGAAAGTCAGAACCCTTTCACAGCAATTAGACCAGCATAAAATGAAGGTCAAAGCACTTGAAAGAGCTTATGCAGATTCAGCCATCAAGAAGGGAAAGGATGCGGAATCAACGCAAACCCTGGCCCGTCGGTTGAACTATGCAACAGCTGAAATGAATAAGACGCAAAATGCGTTAACACAAACGACCAACAAAATTCAGAGGATGGAAGCTGAGATAAAAAGAACATCCTCATCACTTTATAAGATGGGCCAAAGAATGAATACAGTTGGCAACAAAATGAGAAGTACGGGTGCTTCGGTAGCGATGACTTCAGGAGTTGCTTTTGCTGGCTTGGCCCTCCCACTGAAAGACGCCGTAGAAGTTGGTATGTCATTTGAATCACAAATGAGCAAAGTAAAAGCTATTTCAGGGGGAACAGCTGCAGAAGTCGAAAAGCTGAAAAACCAGGCTAAAGAGTTGGGGGCAACAACTGTTTTCACCGCCAGCCAAGCCGCAGATGCACAAAGCTTCCTGGCGATGGCCGGATTTAAAGCAAATGATATTTACGCAGCCATGCCAGGTATGCTGAATTTAGCAGCTGCAGGTCAACTAGATTTAGCTGCCGCCGCCGACATCTCATCTAACATGATGCAGGCATTTGCTATGAAAGCATCGGAAGCAGGGCACGCATCGGACGTAATCGCATATGGAGCGGCTAATGCTAACACGAACGTGGAGCAGATGGGAGAGGCCATGAAGTTCCTCGCACCTAACGCCAATTCATTAGGCTGGGGACTCGAAGAATCAGCGGCCGCAGTCATGGCGTTTGGTGATGCAGGTTTGCAAGGTTCAATCGCAGGACAAGCGTTTGGTACGTCTTTGATCAGGCTGGCAACACCAGCTAGAAAGGCGCAGAAGGTAATTGATAAGTTAGGATTTTCATTTTTTGATGCTGCCGGAGATATGAAGAGCATGCCGGAAGTTGTTGCCGAGATGGAAAAGGGTATGAAGGGCATGACGAAGGAGCAGCAAGCCGCAACCTTAAAAACCATTGTCGGAGCTGAATCATACAAACATTGGGCCGTTCTCTTACAAAAAGGCAGCAAGGCATTGAAAGAAAACACTAAAGCACTAAAAGAATCAGACGGTGCAGCTAAAAAAATGGCTGACACAATGCTTGATAATGCGCGGGGCAGTATCATTGCTTTCCAGTCTGCAGTTGAAGGGGCAAAGATTAAGCTTACTGAAAGTCTACTTCCTGCGCTTGGTAACCTAGCTGAAAAAGGAGCAGACATCGTTTCCATGTTTAACAAAATGGATTCTGCCACAGCTCAAACGGTTGCTAAAACTGCGTTGTTTGCTACGGGTGTTTTAGGCGCCACAACAGCAGTTGCAACGCTGACGATGGGTATCGGTGCGCTCTTAGCATTTACGGGTCCGGTGGGGCTTGCCATAGTTGGTGGAACGGCTTTACTAGGAGGCATTGCCGTTGCGACGTATGCTTACAATGAGCAGCTGAAAAATCAAAAGAAACGCCAAGAAGAAGCAAAAGAATCGGCTCTTCTATATGGTGAGGGCGTTTCTAAAGCAACACAAAAGGCAGCCGGTTCATATGTGAATCTACGCGAAAAAGCTACGTCGCAATTGTTCCAACTGACACAGGTTTCAGGAAAAGAAGCCGAGAAGATGGCAAGCAATCTATTGTCTACTTATCAAAAAATGTCCACATCTCTTATTAAGGAGTTAGAAGGATTTAAGACTGATGCAATTGCAGTTCTCAAAGGATTATTTGAAGACCAGGAGAAAGAGACGAAGAAAATCGGAGAAGATTGGTCTGATCAATTAGTTGGAGACATTGACAAAGACGTTCAAAAAGTCCGCGAGAAGATGCGTAAATTAGAACAGCTGAAAGATGAAACGGGTTTAATCACCTCTAAAATGAATGCGTCACAAAAGAAAGCTTTTGAAGATATCATTTCATTTTTCCAGCAGTCGACGAGTAAATTTGCTGCCAATCAAAAAGACGCTATTGCTATGCAGCAGAGGGTTTCTGAAAGTCAAAATAAACTCTCTTTCAAAAATGCTAAAAGCTACAACGATCAAATCAGCGGCATTTATAAAGAGGGACAGAAGGCGGCTAAAGAAGATCGCGACTACAGAAATAAAGTTTTAGACGAGGCCCTTGCAAAAGAAGCGATATCAGCAGCGCAGCACAAAGCACTAAAAGCTAAAAGTAATGCTGATTATCAAAAAGCTCTTGCTGAAAACCTAGAGGCTTACAAAAACAGTTCCAAAGCTTTGTTTGATCAGATGTCGCAAGATGGTAAGTTGCTGGACTTGGAAACGGGAAAAGCCCTGGAAAAACAAAAAGAGTATTCCAGTAATTCGATGGGGATCTTCATTGAAATGGAAGAGAGCGATGCAAAATACCAAGCACGCTGGGCCGAAAAACAGGTTGCTTTCTTGCAAAAGCTGGGAGACAGCAAAGAAGAAGCCTTAGAAAAAACGAAACAAGCTCTCATTGAGTTTAACGAGGGTCTAGGCTTTTCTGCAGAAGAATCGGCGAGCAAAGCAAACGAAGCAATCATAAATGCTGAAAATGAATTCAACCGTGCAACATCTGCCCGTGAATCAGGAAAGAAAATGGGCGATGAATTTGCGGACGGCTTAACAGCTGCCACGCCTAACACGTTAGCAAGTGGTTCGATCCTTAAACAAACACTGGATCAAAAACTGCGAGAGGAAAACGGCATTCCTAGAATTGCAGGGAAAGAAAAAGGTCAATCATTTAGCGATGGAATCAGTTCGTCAAAAATTAACGTATCTAACAGTGGTACAGTTCTGCAGCAAGCACTTAGGCAAAAGCTAAGTGAAGGCAATGCAGGAGCTAAAACATTCGGCTCACAAAAAGGCCAATCATTTAGCGCAGGTATAAGCTCAACAAAAGGCAGCACAAGCACTGCAGCAAGCAGCGTAAACCAAACAGCGTTATCAAACCTAAACAAAAATACCACTCAAGCTACTCAAGCAGGAGTGACAAAAGGGAAAAGTCATAGTGCGGGAATAACAAGCACAAAAGGTGCCAATACGTCTGCAGCATCTTCCGTTAGTGCGTCAGCAACAGCCCAGCTTGCCAAAACAACCGATGGCGGAGGCGGACAAAAAGCAGGCGTTCAATTTGCATCGGGAATCCGTAGCCAAGCCGGAAACGCTAGTAATTCAGGTAGCACCGTAGCACAATCGGGAAAACAAGGTTTATCAAGTGTGAAAACAACTGGCACAGGTGCTGATTTTTCTAAAGGCTTTGCTAACGGTATTCGTAGCATGGGAGGCACAGGCGGTACGATATGGAAAGCTGCATGGGCCATCGGTAAAGTTGCAATACGTTCGCTGAAAGATTCCATACAATCAAAATCACCTGCAAAGAAGACCATTGCAGAAGGTGTGAACTTTGGCGATGGGTTTATCATTGGGCTTGGAGAAAAAGCGCAGGACGTGAAAAAGAGCACTGCAGCTATGGCGCAAGGTGCTATGACGTCCTTTAAATCTGAAATTAATAGAATGGCGTTTAACATCCAGGGGGCAGCAGATGAAATAAATACAATGCGCGCTGAACTGACTGTGAGAAATGAGATTGATACGCCTGTATTAAACCAAAAGCTAGATGCGCTTATTAGTCTTCTATCAAATAATCTACAAACGAACAATGAGAGCTTAAGTGCTGCGGGACAAACAATCAGAATCCATCCTGCGCCTGTCATTATTGGCGGTGAGCATTTAGCAGACATCGTTTTTAATCAAGGGGATACATCTATTCTAGACAAAAAGAGCGCTCAAAAATATGAGCAGAATGCCTATAAAGGAGGGCTGAAAAGATAAATGGATCTGTATTTTGATTTCAGAGATGGAATGGGGGAGCAACCTTTGTCGGGGTTACTGCCCTATTTTAAGTTGCTTAGCTTTGCACCTGATGCGCCAAGCACTGAAAGGGAGCTTGTACAGTTAACCAGGTTTAACGGACTTGTACCGACGCAGCACCCGCGCGACATAGTGTACAAAGAAAGGTCTATCAAGGTTGAGATATTACTTGATGCTAAAATCGCGGCAAACTTTTATCAGTACAGGCATGAGTTCTATGATCTCGTTGTTCAGCCCTTCTGGTATTACATCTCATGTGATCTGCTTCCTGGGAGGCGTTTTGCGGTTACGTGTGACGGAGGGTTTACGATCCCTAAAGACAAGCAAAAAAACCAGGTATCCTTCCAAGTGGATTTTAACAATATCACAGGGCTGGCAGAGTCAAAGGGCACGTCTTTAAGCGCGCAGAACTTTTCTAATGAAAGATGGTTTTCAGGAATGAACATTCAAAGACGTGACGATCTGCAGTACCGATTTAAAAACAAAAAAAGATTCAGCGTATTCAATCCAGGTGTGCCTATTAGCCCGTTGCAGCATGATTATAATGTGCTGCTAAACGCAAAGGGAAAAAACGTGACTATCATCAATCACACGAATAACGAAAGGTTGAAAATAGAGGCCGATCTGAAAAAGTCCCAGCAAGTCAGAAACTTGAAACAGTATACCGTTGTCGGCAATAAAAGATTGAAAACATCGGGAAGGATACCGTCCTTAGATAAAGGCATGAATGAGTTTGAGATACAGAATACAAGTGATTTTGAAATTGTATTCGATACAAGATTTTATTTTCCGTAAAAGGAGGATGTCATGGCTGCTGCGGATTTTATAAAAAAACTAGCACCAGGGGCGCAGAAAGTCTATAAAAAATATAATGTCCTTGCAAGCCTAGTCATTGCCCAAGGGTGCTTAGAAAGTGGTTTCGGATCCAGCGGACTTTCTAAACAAGCAAATAATTTGTTTGGAATTAAAGGGACATATAACGGTAAATATGTTCTCATGTGGACAAGCGAACAAGACAAAAAGGGAAACGTCACCAGGATACAAGCTAAGTTTAGAAAGTATCCATCATACGCAGAGAGCTTAGCAGATCTTGGAAGCCTGTACACCCGTTTGAGTCGATATAAAGATGTGGTAGGTGAAAAAGATTATAAAAAGGCTACTGAAGCAGTTTCAAAAGCTGGGTACGCCACGGATATCAACTATGCAACAAAATTAAACAGCATCATTTTTACTTACAAACTTACTCAATACGACACCTTTGATGATGCGCCGGATGAACCGAGTGAACCTGAAACACCAACTAAACCGACATATCCAAGCAAAGAATACCAGGGCAAGGATGTAGAATTAAATGACGGGCTGCCAACTGACATTGATTTTAGGCAGCTGCACGTCTCAACCAAAGACGGTAAAGATCTAGTCGAAATCGTCGGCGCTGTGTTGGAGCTTCAAGACGATACAACAGGTAAGAAGAGTTTCACCTTTACCCTATTGCGGACTGAGGATAACGGAACTGAATTTGATTTACTTGTTCCAGGGAACATACTGTATTTAGACGAGAAAGTATACAATCATCAAAAGTATTACATTACAGACATTGAGCTTGATCAGAGCAGGAAAAACGTGCTGCAGAAGAAGGTAACGGCCAATCATGTCTATACTGTCCTTCTTGTAAATAGCAGAGTCGAGGAAAAAACGTCAAAGAAACTGAACATCAAAGAAGCCCTAGACATTGCACTTGCTGACACACCTTTTCAATATGTCCTGAAAGAAAAAGAATCTGCATTTGATACCGTTGATCAAGATGGCTTCGGCGAAAAGAATAGGATTGAATTAATGGATCAGATTGTAGATGACTATGAAATAGAGCTTGATGTAAACAACTACGTCATCTACGTATATAAAAAGATGGGAAAAGTAGCAGATTACACTTTCGACAGCCGATACAATATGCCAGGATTTAAGATGAAGATTAATGATCAAAACACATCAACGCGTGCATGGGGTTACGGTGCAGAAAAGAAAGCTAAGAAAAGTGACACAAAGTCAACCGATACAAAAACGGAGGATGAAAAGGAGAAAGAGCCTGAATACGAATTCGAGCCAATCCTATACATTCATCCTGATGAGGACAAATTTTTGATCGAGGGTAAGCCGCGCTGGGGAGAGCCGATAAGAGACGACACAGTAAAAAAAGCAAGCAACATGGTATCTGCTTTGAAAAAGCACGTAAACCCGTATCCTGACGTGGTAGTTGAGGCTGAGTATCAGTATATCTATGAGCCAGCATTGCAGGGTATAGAAGAGGATTTTTGGAAAGGTGACACGATCCATGTCATTGCTGATACAGCAAATGGGATCACATTTGAGGACGATGTAAGGTTAGTGTCTGTCACTTATAATCCCCTCAACCCGTATGACAGCCCTAAGATGACTTTCGCTAACTTTAGGAAAGACATCCAGGACTATCAAGTAAGCCAGGCGCGGCAAATTAAGCAGCAAAAAAGATACATTGATCAATTGATGAGAACGCTCAATTAGAAGCGTTTTTTCTTTTGGAATTGAAAGGAGTGAATAAAATGGTCCGGCTTAAAAAAGATTATGACTCGACCCGAAACTCAGTCTATGAATCCCAATTGCGTGGCGACATGCAAACGGTTGAGAATGAGCTTAATAAAAACGCTACTGAATTACAGTCTCACAAGGACAGTAAAAAAGCTCATTTGTCTAGTCAAATTATGCATGGTCTATTTACTGTTGCCAACAGGATTGACAACATGTGGGCTAGATTGACAAACCTTGTTCTCAATCATGACGGGAATGATGTCAAGGAAGTTGTAGACATTCGAGTTGCTAGGGATGCATCTATTCATCCCACAGCAAAAGACAGATTAGACTATGACTTTCAAATACTTGAAGAAGAAATAGAAGCAGCTGCCGTTTCCCTGAATCTAAAAAGGTTTATTAAAAAGTACGGAAGTTTTACTGCAGGATTCAAGGCAGCTCTTAGTCTTGCAAAATTATACCCTGTGCACATTGTTGTTCCTCCTGGACAATACAAACTAATGGAGACAGCAAGCATATATAAAAACACTCATTTAACCTTACAAGCTGGTGCCGTTATTAAACGTGGCTTTGTGGGATCAATGCTTGTAAATGGGGATAAAGAAGATCAAACAAAGGAATATGACGGCCACGGAAATATACTGATTGACGGTCAAGGGGTGTTTGATAGCGCAGGGGGAGAGATCAAAGAACAATGTTCAGTCATAGGTTTTGCACATGCTGAGCGCATTATCATACGGGACATCACTATCAAGGATGTGTGCGGCGGTCATGCCTTTGACTGCGCAGGTAATAAGCACGTCTTAGTTGAAAATGTCTGGTTTAAAGGTTTCGCTGATTATAAAGGCGACAGATGGTTTTCTGCTGCGATTCAGCTGGACTTAATGAGATCGGCGGGCAACTTTGGCGCCTTTGGTGCTTATGACCAAACTGTCAGCAAGCATGTTACTATTCGAGACTGCTATTTCAGCAGATCCGAAAGCTTAAAAGGATATGCACGGGGGATAGATTCTCACACCAGCACAGATGGCTTTTGGTATTCTGATATTCGTATCGAAAACAACGATTTTGAAGATACGACCGAGTACGCAATTTCAGGGAACAAATGGGAAGACGTTGTAATAAGCCGAAACAGATTTAAGGATTGTGCATCCGGTGTAAGACTAATGATCCCAAGAGTTGAATCGGTCTACACGCAAGACGCAAACGGCAATCCTACGAACAGGGTCAACAAGGTAAAGCGTCTTTCAGTCAAAGATAACACTTTTACCAATATCAAAGAGCGTCATGCTATTCAGGTATATGGCCGTAAAGGGATTCAAAAAATTGACGACGTTGAAGTTTCAGGAAACAAAATCAATGGCGTAAAGGTCAAGCATGCTATCCATTTATCGGATGTGGATGGCTTTTTGGTGTCTCACAATCAATTTAGAGACATCAAGCATCATGGGGTGCTCTTAACACGCTGCAGCAATGGTAAAGCTGATCTAAACGTCGGACGAGACATCGAAGGAAACGGCGTGCGCGTAGAATTAGGGTGCAAGAACATTGATGTCACAAACACAACCTTACGAGAAGTTGGCTATTCTGGGATTTCTGTTTCAGGAGATTCAGAGGACATAAACGTTGATTTCAGCGATATTCAGAATGCTGGTAAAAGGACTTCTTCATCAAACCCGTATTACGGAATTATCTTCATGGATGGAGTCACAGATTCAGCAGCAAGATTCAACAAAGTGCGAGGAAAAAAATGCAGATACGCGATGTATATGACTAGCAAGTGTTCAAGGATTCAGCATTTCGGCAATCGACTTAAAGGAGCCGGCGCAGAAGGTTCTTTGAAAGACAACAGCGTTGATCCTATTAAATCATTTGAAAATGTAACATGAGAGAGGTGATAACATGATTCGCAAAAATGGTCCACTTGATTTTGATGTAAACGCGTATACCAGTTCAAGCGTATCAACCAGCATAAATTTTTGGACGCAGGACCGTCAGACAGCACGGTTGATATTTAAACTCACGAAAGATGGCGTGCCGTTACCTCTTGCAGCTGTCACAGGAAAACTTGTATTAGTTATGGCTGACGGCAGCCGATTCATTCGAGACGTAACAATTATTGATCGTGTCGAAGGTCAAGCTGAATACATCTTGTCAGACAATGAAGTTAAGCACTTTGGCTTAGTACAAGCTGAATTAAACTTGTACTATACAAATGATCAATCTATGTCTGTGCATCAGTTCTCTTTTAACATTTCAAAGTCACTCATTGATCAAGATATTGTACCGATCACTGAGTATTATGTGGACGAGTTTGAGGCTTTAAGAGCCAAGATAAATGAGCTTTACGAAGAGTCTATACAAACGATTGATGATCTGAGAGCCAAGTTCGAGGACTTGGAAAAAATCGAAACAAAACAAGGCGCGCAGTCTAAAGTAGATGCAGCACTTGCGGCAGCTAAAAAATATACGAATGAATATGCAGAGACGCCCGCAGGCGCTCAAGATAAAGCAGATACAGCTGCGAAAAAGATGAAAGACCTTGTGGCGGGTTTTCAACAAAAGAAAATCACGACCGATACGGGCTTGCCGTTGATTTCAATTAAAGACACATCAGTTAGTATTTTGGATGCCGTGATTGATAACGGTCTAGGGATGGGCTCTTTTTACGCAATAGCAAAATCAAAAGATTTACCTAACAACCGTTCTTTCAGAGGTTTCTTCCACATTACAGATGCGACAAATGGAAAGGGTACATTTGGATGGGTATATGCAACAGATTATATCAACAATATCTATACAAATTACCTTAACAATAACGTATGGAGTGGATGGAACCGATTGCTAACCGAAAAAGATTTAAGCAGCACATGGAATCAGGTGACGTTAGTCGCTGGAACAGTAAAACAATTTGCGGGAAATCCTCTCCAATTCTCCATACGTCAAAATGAATTACGTATACGTGGTTCTTTTGAAGGTATTCCGGCAAATGATACAGTGATTGCCCGTTTTGCTCAAAAACCGTCAGGAGAAACTGCATTTTTGGGTGCTACGGTTGGATCGTACGGATCGGCACGTTTGACGCTTGAGAAAGACGGATCACTCAAGTTCAATGGTCTAAACGCGAACGATAATTCAAAAGTGTCGAGAGTTGAGATAAACGAGTCAATTCCATTGTGGTAAAGGAGGGAAGGGACATGCACATATATTATTATGACGAAAATTTTATGTATACAGGTGAAGATGTAATAAGTGAATATGACGAGATGCCGAAAGACGCTACAGATGTGGATCTGCCCAAAGGGTTGTATTTACCAAAATATAACGAGGAAAAAAGGGAGTGGAGCGAAACGGCTACTCAAGAATACATTGATAGCTTGCAGCCGAAACCGCCTTTACCTAATGATATAACCACTCTTAAAAAACAGGCTGCTTTACTCACATTGCAAGTTACGCAGCTGCAGAGAGGCGGGGCATCATGATTTATCCAACGGCGGACGACATAAAAGTATTTTGGGATTGGGGCGTGTATACGCCTGAAATCATGAGGGAATATGTTTCGTTGAAAGTAATTACAAAAGAAGAGTTTGAAGAGATAACAGGTTTGAAGTTTGAAAAGCCTGCTGTCTCAGTGGATTTAGGTTCAACAGCATCTTAACAGGTGCTTTTTATTTTGCCTTCTTAAAGGAGGTGACAAAAGAAATGGAGGAAACGATAGTGTTTATTAACTTTGAAACTTTGGATTTAGCGAAGACTTATTTATTTGGCGGAGTGAAATTTTTGGACTTGCTTTTGCTGCTAAGCGTCATCGACGTTTTGACAGGAATCATTAAAGCATGGAAGATCGGCAAGCTACGCAGCCGAACTGCATGGTTCGGTTACGTGCGTAAAATGCTCAGCTTCGTTGTTGTGATTGTGGCTAACATCATTGATCAGATCATGGGTTTAAATGGAGTGCTGACCTTTGGGACAGTGCTTTTTTACATCGCCAATGAAGGGTTGTCTATCGTAGAGAACCTTGCACAGATCGGCGTGAAAATTCCGGCTTCTATTACAGACCGTCTTCATGTGATCGAAAACGATAGTCAGAAAGAAGAAGAGGAAAAGAAAGCTGCTGAGTAATCGGCGGCTTTTTTCTATATAAAAACAAATTAAGGAGTAGATGAACATGACAAAGAAAATTATGCTTGATCCGGGACACGGTGGGCACGATCCGGGCGCAGCAGAAAATGGTCTGAAAGAGAAGGATCTTGTATTAAAGATCGCTAAGAAAACTAAAGCGATTCTTGAAAAGGTGTATGGGGCAGCAGTCAAACTTACGCGATCAACTGATGTTTATATTGATCTATCCCAAAGAGCAAGACTAGCAAATAATTGGGGCGCTGATTATTTTGCATCTATCCACATCAACGCTGGCGGAGGAACAGGTTTTGAGACGTTTCGTTTTGATAAGCTATCAGCAGCATCCAGCACTGGCAAGCAGCAAAAGATCGTACATGATTCCATTTATAAAAAGATAAAAGAAAAAGCAGGAGACCGCGGGACTAAGTCTAAAAATCTTGCGGTGTTAAGAGAAACAAAAATGCCAGCAATTTTGACAGAGAACCTTTTTATTGATCGGGAAAAAGATGCTACGTTGTTGAAACAGGAATCATTCCTAGATGCTTTGGCTGAGGGACATGCTGCAGGTATCGCGGCGGCCGTGGGTTTAAAAAAGGTATCTTCTTCAACTAAAACAAAGCCTAAAAAGGAAACGACACAAAAGGGCATTAAAATGGCTGTAGTGAAGCCGAATGCTGACGGGTGGCTATGGGTCTATGATAAGCCAAATTGGTCAGCAAAGCACAAAAAAGTAAAGCCGGGTGAAGCATTTACGATTGATAAGACCGTTACGGTAAATGGGGCAAAAATGTATAAGCTTAAATCAGGTCTTTATATCACAGCAGCCACGAAATATGTTCAGGTAAAACAAAAGTAAAATGAAAAGCCCTTCCTTATCGGAGGGGCTTTTTTTGTTTGTCGTAAATTACATACTTTATAACTATGGAAATTACTGTATATTTCAAGTTATGCTTTATTTGGAATTCACAAAGGGGGAGGGTACGATTTTGAACAAAAAGTGGATATCTAGAATTTCTTTATCCATTGTAGCTGCGTTGGGTATTTCCTGTACGCTTGGA